TCCGCTATGCAAAGATATTCCGCATCCAGGCCGAGATCGCAAAGCGCTTCGGGATCGCGGCCATAGACATCATCGGCCCGCGCAAGACGAACAGCCATGCTCGGCAACTGGCGATGTTCCTTTCGCGCGAGATGACCGACGCATCGTTTCCGGACATCGCGCGGCATTTCAACCGCGACCACAGCACCATCGTTCATGGCTACCAGCAAATCCAGCTCCGGATCGAATCCGGCTGCATCGAGACGATAGAGGTCATCAATTCGGTGACGGAGGCGCTGGCAGCGTGAGCGACACATGGATGCCCTTCTTCGTTGGCGACTATCTGAGCGCCACCACTCGGCTGACGACAGAGCAGCATGGGGCCTACATCCTGCTCCTGCTTGACTACTGGAAGAACGGCCCACCGCCGAATGACGACGCCGTTCTGGCGCAGATCGTTCGCCTGTCTCCCGCCGCATGGCGCAAGGCAAAACCGGCGCTGATTGGCTTCTTCGATGTTAAGGATGGGAAGCTGATCCAGAAGCGCGTCGAGCGGGAGCGCGTAAGGGCGGCAGAGAATGTCGAAAAGCGAAGACAGGCTGGAATCGCGTCAGCAAATGCCCGCGCAAAGAAGGCGTCAGCGCCCAATGAACGGCCAGCAGATGTTCCAACACATGTTCCAACACATGTTGAAGCGCCGCTTGAACAAAACGGCAGACCTTCACCTTCACCTTGTTCTAGCGAACAAGTAGCTTCCACTAACGTGGAAGTGTCGGCAGAGCCGACTGAGCGCCCGCTGACCAAGCACGAGGTCATTGAGGCATGGCAGACCCGGATGGTCCCCCTCGGCTTCCCTGCGATCCGCAAGATGAACGGGCAGCGTGAACGCCTGCTCAGGGCGCGGCTGAAAGACAGCACCTTGGACGAATGGCTGGATGCGATGGCCGCTCTTGAGCGCAGCGCCTTTTGCCGTGGCGAGAATCCTAGAGGCTGGCGAGCGGACTTCGATTTCCTGCTCCAGCCCAAGTCATTCACCGGGCTTTTGGAGGGAAAATATGACCACTGACAACCGCCTTGCGAAAAGCGAGACGCGACACGCCAAGCGCAGCGCGCAGGAAATCTGCGACGAAGGCAATGCGCGGCTGGCTGGCATCCTGCCTTACACCTGCAAGAAATATGCGGGCCAATTTCACGTCCGCGATGACGTTCGCTGGTTCATCGAGAACGGACGCCCGACGATTGGCTGGGTGAGGTGAGCGCGCTCCGCAAGCAGATCGGCGGAAGCCATTACGCATCCCGTCAGATTCAGCCGGTGGAGTTCATCCACGCCAACGGGCTTGGGTTCCTTGAGGGCTGCGTCATCAAGCGGATCGTTCGCTGGCGGGATAAAAACGGGGTCGAGGATTTATTGAAGGCGAAGCACGAGATTGAGCTTTTGATCGAGCTGGAGGGTGGGGACCATGGGACGCAGAGGCAGGCCACGTAAGCCGGGAAAGCGCGACAAGAAAGACCGCCTCGTTTCGGAGGGGAAGTTCACGCCGCCGCCCGATCACATTCTCGAACGCCGGAAACTGTTCGCGTTCGTCACCCCGACGAAGGGACCGGACGGGCGCGTCGGCGAGATCGACCAGGACATCTGCGACGGGATTGGTCAACTAAGGGCGTTGGGATTGCTGGACGGCCACGGCTTCGATGCGACCGAGCTTCGCGACATCGGCAGGGAGTGGCGCGACTGGTTCACGCGCATCCTTCGTAAGCAGGGCTTCAAGGCCGGTGGTTATGAACGGATGGACAAAGCGCGGGAACGCGAGCCGAGGCACAACGAACGCATGGACCGAATGGACCTCGCTCTGACCGGATACGAACGCGCCGCGCTGATGAGCCTGCTGATCGATCCGATTGTGGGCAGCTGGCCGCTTGGCGAAGAGGAATCGGCTTGGGTTCGCGGATTGGTCGCAGAGGCATTGTTGGAGCGCGGCAGGGTGGTCAAGTTCGTTCGCTTCCCGGACCCGAACGACCGCGCATTGCTGGCGGCTGCAATCCGTGGGCTGTGCTGCCTTAAGGACGCAAGCCTGCCGAGCAGATATGAGAGGGCGGCATGATAGACAAAGAAACGGCGGAGAAGTTCGTGGCCGTGATCCATAGGCATTCGGAAATCGTCACGCTCGATCTGTTATTCGATCTGGTGCGGGCGCTTGGTCTGACGCTGCACGTTGAGGTGATTGACAGGGAGCACGTTCCCGATTGAATCGCATTTTGTGCTTGCATTGTTCCGCCGAATATGGTACCCACGAAAAGCAAGCTCAGAATTGTGCCTAGCGCACACGGCCCCGCTCATCGGGGTTTGACATCCGCGCCGCCAAATGGCGCGGCCCCCGCCGTTCCCAACCATCGCAGAACAACTGGTGGCGACACGCGCTGACGCCCGACTGCTTGGCTCTGGCCGCATCGGCGGGGAATAACCCAGGAGCGTATCGAGTGCTCAGGCTTCTCGACATGCTCGCCTTACCCAAGTTCCGGAGACGGATCGTGTCAGAAACCGCGTCCGAGATCGCTGATGGTCTGCGGTCGGTAGCGGCGGCGTTTGACCGCTTGGCTGGCGTCTGTGCGTATCTCGCGGCATCCGAACACTCGAACACACCGGGACGGCAGCGAGAGCTTGCCGGGGTGATCTACCACACGGCGGCGCAGAGGTTCGGCGGCGTCAAGTATGACGGGCAACGGATCGACCAGGCGACCATCGACGAGCTGGACGCCATGTGGTGCCATTTGTTCAAGATCGACCCGAAGAAGCTGCGGGGTGGACGATGAGCATTTCCTTCCGCCGTTGCATTCACTTCCGCGAAGACAACTCGCCGGGGAGGGCGGTTGAGATCAGCATCGAGATCAGGCGCTTGTGCATTTGCATTGTGCTGGCGATATGAAGCCCGTTCACGACGCAGACAACACAATTCCGCTGGACGTTTACAACTTCAAGGACATTGCGGGCTGCGCTCGACGCTTTGCCGATCAGCTAGAGGCTGGCGTTCAGGGCGAACCGATACGCGTAGTCGCCATCATCGAAACACCGGAAGGCGTCGGCCTCGCATTGTGGGGTGAGAACGCAACCCGCTTTGAAATCATGGGTCTGCTCGAAGTGGCGAAACAGCGCCATTACGAAGAGCATTTCATCGATGATTAAGCGCATCGCCTTCAAGACGATAGAGCTAGCCGCATCCTCATTGCTGCTGGCGATCTTCTTCAACGCAATCGAGCTTGGGATGATCTACGCGGATGCACGCAGACAGCAGCGCAATGACCGAATCCGATCTTCGCAAAGCCGCTGACTCACTCGCTCACACATTCACGGAGAGCTACATGAACACCATCGAACAGATTCTCCGCGAGGCATTGAGCGCCGCAATCACGCCAGCGGGTGCTGTGCTGATCGCTGTCGGAATGATTATCGGACTGGTGATTTAACGAACAACCCGAAACCGCCCAGCCTTAGCGCAGCGGAAAAGCGAGGGTGAGATGAACAACGCAGAACGCGCCCATTGTTTGCTGCGAGACATTCGCAAGATCATGCAGGATGAGGGCATTGACCCGAACCTCAACGATGTCGCTGAGTTCTACCGCAACCGGCCCGATATTCAGCGCCGACTGGAAATAAAATAGTGGCCGACAATCTAACGGCCAAAGGCCGCGGAAGACCGAAAGGCTCACGCAACAAGGTCACCGGCATTGCCAAGGACATCATCGCGGAGGCCGCTGACAGGCTTGGCGGCGTTGAGCGCTTGGTGGCTTGGACAAAAGAGGACGCCCAGAACGAGCGCGCCTACTGGTCGCAGATATTCCCCAAGCTGCTTCCGCTTCAGGTGGGCGGCGAGGATGGTCAGGCCATCGGCATCGCCATCTTCAAAGGGCTGAATGACAACGGTTGAGCTGATCTCGCCTTACGAGGTCCGCGAACAGTTCAAGCCGCTCCACCAACGCAAGACCCGCTGGTTCATCGGCGTAGCACATAGACGGGCTGGCAAGACGGTTGCCGACATCAACGAGCTGATCATCGGCGCGCTGAAATGCACCAAGCCCAATCCGCGCTTCGCTTACGTCGCTCCGCAGCTGAACCAGGCCAAGGACATCGCGTGGGTCTATCTCAAGGAATACACGGCGTTTCTCAAACCCAAGATCAACGAGAGCGAGCTTTGGGTCGAGCTTCCCGGCGGCAAGCGGATACGGATTTACGGTGCCGACAATCCTGACCGGTTGCGGGGCATCTACCTGGACGGCGTTGTTCTCGACGAGTTCGGGGACATGGACCCGACGATCTGGAGTCAGGTCATTCGGCCAGCGCTATCGGATCGAAAAGGCTGGGCCTGCTTCATCGGCACGCCCAAGGGCAAGAACACGTTCCACAAGCTGTGGACGGACGCGGAGGACGATCCCGACTGGACACGGCTGATGCTCAAAGCGTCAGCCACGGGCTTGTTGGATGACAAGGAGCTTGCCGACGCCCGTAAGATGATGGGCGAGGACGAATACGCGCAGGAATACGAATGCTCGTTCGAGGCGGCTGTCAGGGGTGCTTACTACGGCAAGGAACTGAATGACGCCGAGGATCGCATAACCGGCGTTCCTTACGATCCGCGCTTGCCGGTCCACACTGCATGGGATTTGGGTGTCGCGGATTCGACGGTCATTTGGTTCATTCAGGTTGCGGGCAGAGAAACGCGCCTGATCGACGTTCTCAAAGGCGAAGGCGTTGGCCTCGATTGGTACGCCAAGAAGCTCCAGGAGCGCGATTACGTCTGGGGCAATCACTACCTGCCCCACGATGTTGAAGTCCGCGAGCTAGGCACCGGAAAGAGCCGCAAGGAAGTTCTCGAAGGCTTGGGCATCAAGACCACGGTTTGCCCGAACATCCCGATAGCGGACGGCATCCAAGCGGTTCGGATGCTTCTGCCGACATGCTGGTTCGACAAGGACAAGTGCAAGACGGGCATCGAAGCCTTGCGGATGTACCGCCGCGAATATGACGAGAAGCGGCAGGAGTTCCGGACTCACCCGCTTCACGACTGGACCAGCCATTACGCAGACGCGCTCCGCTACTTCGCGGTCGGTCGCGCCGATCGCTCGCCAGCCAAGCCGATAAAATACAACACCAACTGGGTCGTATGAGGGGGTAGCGAATGGCTTCACGACCACCGATGCCCCATGACGAGGCGCAGAACGAACTCGCATCGGGGCCGATGGCTGACGAGGAGCTTGCCGCCTACCTTAGCGAGCATGAGCACCGCGCAATCGGCTATTACGAAAGCGAGATCGCGTCGGAGCAGGCGGACGCGCTGGATCGCTACTATCGCCGCCCTTACGGCGACGAGCGTCCCGGCCGCAGCCAGGTCGTGGACGCGACCGTTGCCATCACCGTTGACAATGCCCTTGCCGCGATCCTGAAGCCGTTCGTCTCCTCGGAAGAAACCGTGGTGTTCGAGCCGCGCGGCCCGGAAGACACGGACGTTGCCGAGCAGGCGACGGAATACGTGAATTACGTCCTGCACAACGACAATTGCGGTTTCCAGATATTCCACGACTGGTTCAAGGACGCGCTTCTGCAGAAGGTCGGCGTCGTCAAGGCGTATTGGGAGGATTATTCCCGCAAGACCGTCGAGCGGCTTGAGAATATCGACGCCCAGCAGTTGCAGATGATTGAGAACGAGGATTGCCGCATCATCGGCGGTCCCTATGGCCCCGACGAAGAAACCGGGATGCTGTTCACGGTCGATGTCGAGCGCATCCAGCGCGACGGCAAGCTGTGCATCGAGAATGTGCCGCCGGAAGAATACCGGATCAGCCCCTACGCGAGGCCGGGGCGAATCCCGCCTTACGAGGCCCACATCACGCGCAAATCCAAGTCCGAACTGATCGAGATGGGCTTTCCCCGCGACGTGGTCATGGCGCTGTCCAAGTCGGCCAATACCGCGATTACGGATTCCCGCGCGATTGCCCGATATGCAGACGAAGAGTTTTCCACCACCCGCGAGGACACGGTCGGCACCGAAGCGAACAGCCTTGTCGATTTCAACGACGAATTTGTCCTGATCGACTATGACGGCGACGGGATCACCGAACTTCGCCGGGTGATGCGCTCGCACAACGTCATTCTCTACAACGAGCAGGTCGATTATTCGCTGTTCGCCCGTCTTTGCCCCGCGCCGATGCCGCACAAGGTTTACGGCCTGTCGCTGGCCGATCAAATCCTCGACGAGCAGAAGATCGCCACGGCATTGTGGCGGCAGACGCTCGATAACCTTTACCTTGCCAACAACCCGCGTCCGGTGGTCCAGCAAGCGGCAGAGCGCGACGATGGCTCGACGATTGCCGATCTTCTCCAGGAAGCGCCCGGCGCGATCATCCGCACCAAGGCCGCGCCACTTGAGGATTTCTCGGTTTCGTTCGTTGCCGACAAGTCGTTTCCGATGCTGTCCTATGTCGAGCAGCAGGCGGAGTCCCGCACCGGCATTTCCAAGCACGGGCAGGGCATCGACCCCGACACGCTGCAAAAGGCCAATCAGATCACGGCCACGCAATCCGCGATCACGGAAGAGGGCCGCAATTCACGCGGCGAGATGATCGCCCGCATCTTTGCCGAGACGGGCGTGCGCGACCTGTTCCGGCTGATGCTGAAGATTCTCGTCAACCACCAGCCGCGTTCGAGGATCATTCGGCTCAGGAGCAAGTGGGTCGAAATGGACCCGCGCTCGTGGAACTCGGACATGGACGTGTCGATCTCCGTGGGCTTGGGGATCGGTTCCAAGGCCCAGCAGATGGTGACGGCGCAAACTGTGCTTTCTGTGATGGAAGCGTTGGCAGCCAGCCCGTTCGCATCGCTGATCGGGCCCGACAAGGCTTACAACGCCGTCAAGCGGCTGTTCAACGCAGCGGGCATCAAGAATGTCGATGACTATCTGAACGAGCCGCAGGTCGATCCGCAGACTGGTCAAGTCCAGCAACCACAGCCCCCGCCAGACCCAAAGATGGTCCAGGCCCAAGCGCAGCTCCAGCTCGAAACCTTCAAGGCGCAGATGCAGGGGCAGATGCAGACGCAAAAGCAGCAATTCGATTCGCAGGTGATGTTCGCCCGCCAGCAGCTGGACGAGCAAAAGGCGCAGCACGCCGCGCAACTGGATTCCGTGAAGGCGACGATGCAGGCGCATCTCGACACGATGCGCTTTCAGCACGAAGCGCAGCTTGCCCAGCAAAAGCACGAGCTGGCTGTAGCGAACGCGGAGCGCGATCACGCCCGCAAGGACAAAGCGGCAAAGGATGGTGGCAAATGAAGAAGAGCAAAGTCCCCGGCAAGAAGGCCGGTCCCAACGGCTCATTTCCGATTGGCAATAAGAAGCACGCCCGCCTCGCTATTGGCGGCGCAACGCGATCCTACAATGCTGGCAACATCTCGAAATCGACCGAGAACAGCATCAAGGCGAAGGCTCGCGCCAAGCTCGGGAAGAAGGGCAAATGACCATCGACGAAAGCAGGCTCCGCGAGTCTGCTGCGCTCGGTGCGAAATACAAGGAACACCTGTCCGACTTCCACGAGGCGATTGACGCGGTTGAGGCTCAATATGCCTCCGCGTGGGCCGATACGTTCGATTCCGCCCAGCGTGACAATCTGTGGATCGCGGTTCGGGTGTGCCGGAAGATGAAAGAGCATTTCGGCTCATTGGTGAGCGACGGAACGCTCGCAAGCCACCAACTCAGCGAGCTTAAACGACTTAAATAACAGCGAAAAGGTGAACAATGACGGAAACAGCCCAGGGCGAAGGCCCAGCTGAAAGTGAAGTCGCGTCTGACGAAATCTCCATCGAAGACGCCGCCAAGCTATTCAAAGACGATAAGGTCCGTGACGAACGCGGACGTTTCGCCTCCAATCAAGAGATCGAAGCCGAAGCCGAACCTGAAGAGGGCGAAGCCGAAGCCGAGAGCCACGATGAACCGGAAGAGACGGACGAGGCAGCCGAAGAGGCCCAGCCGGAAGCCGTTGATCTCCCGCCATCATGGCCCGCCGAACTGGCCGAGGAGTGGTCAAGCCTCCCAGCCCCGTTGCAGGACAAGATCGTCCAGCGCGAGGCAGAGCGCGAAGCCGCAGTCAACGCCAAGTTCCAGGAAGCCGCCAACGTGAGAAAGGCCAATGAGGCCGTGATCGCGGAGGCACAACAGTCCCGTCTGCGGTTCGTCGAAGCGGCGGATCATGT